AAGTGTGTGGTGTGCCTCTGTAGGTACCCCTAATCAAATCTAGAAAAGGGCCACCACTGCTGAATCCAAATCCATTTGGCGTGGTATTTGTGTTAAGAAAATAAACAAATCCATAACTCATATTCACCACAGTGGGTCTTCCGTCTGTCTTTGCTTGGTGCCAACCCAACAATGTGTCCATTGCATTACTCACTGATATAGTATTGCCTGGATTATCTAAAATAGTCTGTACATAGATATCTGCGTTTCTGGCCCAACCAAATTTTTGGCCAGCCATTGTGGATGCAACGTGTGTGCCGTGTCCGTCTGTGTCAGTGTAAAAGTTGCTTGGTTGAGTTCCACTAACTCCTGATTCAGTAAACCAATTTATTTCTTTTATTCTGCTTGTTCCATTTGCATCTTGGAACTCTGGATGTGGCTTGTGAATACCCGAATCCTGCAATACAACATCTACTCCTGTGCCGTCAAGCACAAAGTCATAAGTTCCGCCTGGATCCGATGTTGAAGTTCCGAAAACATTGGTGTTTGATATGTGTCTTAACAATCCCCAGTTATCCTGTTGTCCCGAACCTGTTGTTGTTCTATTGAACTCGCCTTCTTGGAAAGCCTTTTTTACAGGCACCATTGGGATTTCAACTGCATCTATTCTTGAATCTTTTCTTAATTCAACGGCTTCTTCATCTGAAAGATGATAATGCGTGTTACGTTTGTTTGTTTCTCTCAACTCGTCAACCGGTACCTTGTGTTTTGGAATGAATTGTTTGTTGTTTTCTTTAGTAAGGTCTTCGTGGACTTCACGCCAATCAACACCTTCTTTTACAGTAACGATATATTCTTTTTCATCCATTTAAAATTAAGAGACAATGGCTCTATCACTGACTCTTCTCCAATTTGTTCCGTCATAGAAAGCAGGAATTGACCCACCTGTTTCATCTGTACAATAAACTATTGCACCCGCTGATGAAGTCAATGAGCCCAGTTGTGCAACGGTCTTACTTACTAATTTCATTGGTGCATCATTGATAATTTCGTCTGTGGGATCTAATGTAATTGTAGTTGGAGATGAAAGTGTGAATGTGCCTGTTAATGTTGCTGGTGGATTGATACTGTCTGCTATAACATTTTTCACAGTCAAAGTATTTGAACTGGAATCGTATGTGAAATCCGAATCGCCACCAAAACTGCCAGAATTGTTAAATTGGACCTGTGTATTGGAACCACCCGGGCTCGTGCTTCCTCCACCACCGCCAGCACTAGCGAAAGTAATTGAGTCACCTGAAGCATTAGTGGTAATGGTCATATTTGAACCAGCCACTAGCGTCAACGTATCTGTTGTTGAATCTGCTACAACATTTGATTGTCCTGCAACTGCGATTGTGCTGAATAAATTTTGTGATCCACCGCCACCGCCTGAGCCGGTGTATGAAATTGTTAATGTGTCACCAGAGATAGAAGTTGAAATATCTGTACCACCTGATACCGTTAAAGTGTCTGTGGCACTGTTAGCAGTAGTAGTGCCCGAATCCGCAACGAATGTTTGGAAAATACCCTGTGTTGATACCACCGATGTCGACGTACCTGTTGAAGCGCCTGTGGAAAAACCACCAAATGATAAACCGCCGGTGAATCCAGATATTGGTGGAGTGTTAATTACTGAACCTGATCCGGAGAAGAAAGTGCTGACTTTGCCTGCGATGCTTCCAATTGATGAGCCTAAGTTGGTTCCTAAAGTCTTTAGGAAACTTTGACCCATTATACCGGCCTCCCTCGCATTGAAAAGTCCTGCCTTGCTGGCCAGACTCTTAACCTGATTAATACCAACTATCTGTCCTCCAACAACACTCTGATAGTTCTGTGTGATGCTGGATATACTTGATATTGTGGCAGGTAAATTTTTAGTAGATAGATTCTTTGTCAAACCATCAAGTGTGTTTAAGGCGTTGTTAGCAAGATCAATACTCCCAGATACAGAACCTCCTAATGAAAATAGTTCACCCGCACTGTTTACAAAAACATTGTCTTTGAATAGTGCTTTACTCTTTCCTGTAAAATTTTCTATCACCTGTGATGTAAGACTGTCAGTTAAATCCTTAACAGATGAATTTACACTGAACCCTTTAATCTTTTCAGATATGCTGTCCTTAATATCGAAAGGTAAATTAACCTTTTCAGTGATACCGTAAATTTCGTTGTACTGGGTTCCAAAATCGGTCAAAAGTTTTTTGGCTTTGACCGCATTCGTGCTGTTGC